CACTATTGGCGTATGCAATGTGAGTGTAACTTGTCTTACCATCTTCACCCTTGGCGCCTGCAATACCATCCTTACCATTTAATCCATCTGAACCCTTAATAAGAGACCAAGCGTATTTGGTTGGGTCTGTACTATCTTTTTTTTCAAAATCAACATACATACCAATATAAGCATGATTATCAGGTGTTTGTGAGAATCCACCACCGTTGGCATCGTTGGCGTAGGCGATATGTGTATAAGATGTTTTACCGTCCGCACCTTTTTCACCCGCGATACCATCTTTACCATCTACACCCTGTAATCCCTGAATACCTTGTTCTCCGCGTTCACCTTTTACGAGAGACCACACATAATCATCAGGATTGGTTGAATCTTCCTTAATGAAATCACTAAGAACACCCATATATGCTCTACCAGTAGGGTCATCAACACTGAAATCGGTAGTCCCAGATACATCGTTAGCATAAGCAAAGTGAGTATAGGCGGTACGTCCATCAGCACCTTTTTCACCCGCTACACCATCTTTACCATCAATACAAGCAATTAATTGCCATTTTCCTTCATAGTCCTTGGGGTCCTCACTAGGAACGCCACTTTGTTTATTAGGAATAATCACAATATATTTAGTGTCTGCTGTTGGAAATGATGTCATATCAGAACCTTTATCATCTGATGCATATCGAATCCAAGTATAATTAAACTTCATTTTATTTTCTAAATCATTTAATAAATCCTTGACACGAGGGTCAATTTGTGATTGTAAATGAGTATAATCACCAAGAACACCTGTATCAGCCCCGTCTTGTGTATATGAATTTTCAACCTGTTCAACTCGTGCTTTTAGATATAAAGGAGGATTATATTCACTATGTGCAATTTGAACATAATCACCAATATCAGCATTAATATCACTAAGCTGTGCTTCAAATGTTTCTTGTGGTGTGTTTTGTTTCTTTAATTGTGTTAAGGCATGTTTCAATAATTCATTCTCATCAAGTGTATCATAGGAATAGCTACCAACAATATATCCATCGAACTCTCCAGCAGTGGCACTATTATATTGATTAAATCGTGACCATTGTTGTCGTGCTTGTCTATCGTATAAATATACATGTCCCCAAGGGCTATAATATCTACCATCATCATATTTAACATTGTAAAGAGTTACTCTTGATGCTTCTGTACCTTCTGGTGAACCTTCTGGAACTTCCATTTCAGAACCAAATGGTTTTAAAGCGGTCGTTAATGATTCAATAGTTCCCGTTGAATGAAGTGATATAAGATTGACAGAATCTACATATCTGTCTTGAATTATATTTGAACCAATCTTCTTATAAATATTCACATGTTGTTGGGTAACCTGTGAACCCCTCATTTCAATAGAGAAATCAATTTCAGCCCCATCAAACTGATTAGCAATATCTCCTAATCGAGTTAGTTGAGTATCGGATTCTCCATCAAAGCTTAAAGCCCGTGATAGTTGTGGAATTTCATTAATCCCAATTGTCCATCCAGAATCTCCAATTACACGATTTTCTAAATACCAAGCAATTGGATGAGGTTCTTTTTCAGTCCATTTTTCAGATGATTCATTCAATAAATCAAGACCAATATCCTCTGCATGCCAAGTTTGGGTAATATCATCGCCATCATATGACATAAGTGTATACATTTTTGTTTTTTTATATTTATCAACAAATACAATATAACCACCCAATTGAACCTTAGTAGCATCTTTATGTTGCTTACTAATAGTAAAATCATAGGTGGAAACAACTGTATTATTACTAATTACGTTTGTTTGTTTATCATCATAAATCTGTAAACTTTTAGGAGCATCTGTTGATGGATTGCAAAGTACGTGCATATCCCGCCCCATAATAAACCATTCCATATAATAAATCCTCCTATAAACGTCTTTCTCTATAGGTTAGTGTAATCTCTGGCATTTTAGCCCAATCTGACCACACAAAACCGAACAGATTTTTACCAACATTGGCAACCATTGGTCTGGAGCCAATATCAACTGTGTCCCAATCCGCAAAATTATTGATTGTAAATTCATTTGTTTCACTATCTAATATTGCAATATCTCCATTAGAGAAAAAATTTGGGTCATCGGCATATAAATCTGTCATAGTTTTCTTGAAATTCCAATTTACTAAACCAAAATAAGGCACAACAGGAATGTTATACCACTGCATAAAGCTAAATGACACATAATATGCTTCTATATCTTTTAATGCGTCACATGTGATTGTCTTTGCGTTAAAATAATTCCATCTAAAAGTAAAATTAGCACCCGACTTAATAATATAAGCATGTTCCGTGAATCCATTTGGATGGTCATAAATATTAGATTCTAAAATCTTTTCACCATTTAAATCATAACGAACATTATATTCTGTCTTTTGTTGCGTTAAATCGTTATAGGCGATTGATGCCATTGCTTTACCATCTTTATCATGAATGGTAGCACAAATCTGACCAACCTTTCCAAAATCATTAACAAAATTACCAAAACCAGCGTGCCATCTAAATGTGAAATTCTTGCTACCTTTATTTCCAAAAGAATCCGCTGGAATTTCATATGTGATACTTGGCCCGTGAGGGATAACAGTTGTTACATCACCAAATGTTGCTGGCAATATATGTCCATTCTCTGGGTCGTCCTTAACAGTTCCCATTTGTGTTAATTTTCCTTGTAAAGGAGGAATTACTTGAAAGTTTGGTTTATTTAGCGTATATTTAGATGCGTTTGGCATTGGGTCACCAGCAACTAACATTTCAGATTTATCATAAAAATGTCCATTTACTTCTTGTGGTTTCCCTGCCTGATAATATCTACCATTTAACGCATAACCAATATAACCGTTATCACCATTCATTTTAGCAGTGATTGTAACTGGTGTTTCAGCGGTGCCAGCATTTACGAATTCAAACTCTTGCTTACCATTACTTTTTACGGTTGTAAGAGTGGTTTTTTTCTTATACATGTCTGGGACTTTAAATGTGATAACACCATTACCCTCTTGCTCCAAACGCGTAAAAGTAGTTGAACCATCTACAATGGCATCATAATACCAATCAGGTTCATCACCAAATATTAATTGTTTTGTTTCGGTGGTGTTAATAATACGAGCAATTTCAACTAGAGCATTAGGAACATTTTGATTGATATAGAAAGGCATCGTAATTGTACGCATACCCAATGTTGTATCAATTAACTTTTCACCTGTGCTGTGACCAATTTTAACTGTTGTATTAGTTCTGTCACCAATGACTCCTCTATCTAAACCATCGGTAACATAGAGGTATTTAGATAATTCTTCGCCACCAAAAGTGACTTTCATCTTTTGAGTCAATATTAAACCTCCTTATTAAACTATATGTATATAGTACCACAAATGTGGTACTATGTCAAGTATTTTCTACTAAAATCTTTTACCAGCAAGACGTAATTCTTGTGTCTTATTAGCATTCAACTCTTGATTAATATATCGTGCGGAACCTTGGAAGATTGCTCTCTTGTCGGCCTCAACACTTACATTAATTTGTTGAACTTGTGATGTCATAGCGTCTATTAAAATATCCATTTTATTAGTCAAATCTGATACTTGTTGACGTAGTTCTTGGACTTCATTGCTTTGTCCACCACGTTTATTTGTACCTAAGTCACCGATACCATCACCAGCGAACTCGCTCATAACATTAAACAGAAGTTCCCAACCACGAGTTCGTCTCATTGCATCAAGAGGAATAATGGCTTCTGCCTTATTTTGTTCAGCAACTTCGTAAAGACCATGTTTATTAACAATACCACCATTAGCATATCCATGCCCATGTCCAATTACGCCTAACATGTCACTACCATATCTATGCTTGGCATAGTTCATAGCGGCTAACATATTATCATAACCATTGAAAATATTATTATGACCTTTGTGCTTATAAGCATTAAACGTGGCAGAGATGGTTTGTAATAATCCCTTAGCTAAGTCACCACTAAGAGTATTAACATCTGTGTATCCACCTTGTACAGCCTTTTCATTACCACCTGATTCAGTTTGAATCTGACTCAACCAAGCATTAACCATTTTACCAGATGTTGGCAAACCATTCTTTTTCAATGATTTTTTAACATAAGGCTTCCAACGCTGTACTCCTGAACCCGCGGGAGAACCTGCGGAACCATTATCGTCAAATGCTTTCTTAATCTTATTAAGTGCATCTGCAACTGAATCAACAACCTTATCAGTCATACCAGAAGTTAAATCTTTAGGAATAGAACCAGCATGAGGAACATTATTACCGAAAGCACTTGAAGCAATATTTTTCAGAGTTTTAACGGGGTTTGTTAATTTCTCCATTGCCTTTTCAGCACCTTCTGAAACCTTGTCCCAAATATCACTAGCACTATCCATCATCTTAGATAAGAATCCAGAAATACCAGTAGTACCGCTAGCATAACCTTTCATTGTGGTTCCTAAACCACCATTGAAAAGTTTAGCAGTGTCATTGGCATTGAGGATGTGTTCTCCAGCTTTAAGATTAACAACTTCCGCACCATTAAGACCTAAGAAATCAATCTTGCCAGAATAAGGAGAGTATTTTGCTTCGACCCCAGCTTCACCGACTAACGCTCTGCCGCCAGCAGAAACACCACCAGTAGCAATCGCGGGCATTGTAACCTGTGAATATGGTAGATTAGATGGCCCGACTGAAACTTTACTCATACCAAACCATTTACCGATTCCATTAAAGAAGTCTGCAATACCACTCCAAATACTTGCAGTGCCTTTACCTTGTTTATGTTGTGCTTTCAAGGATTGGTTTGCTTCATTAACAGAATGAGTTACAACACCTCTATGTTGCTCTCTCGCGGCATTATCAACAGCATTTTTTTGGCGTTCTGCTTGTTTTGTCGTTTGGTCTCTTTTCGTATCAGCGTTACCAATTGATTGATTCTTTTCGTTAATGGCATGGTTAACAACTCCATCCATCTCTTCTTGTGCATGTTTCTTAACATTGTCACGTTGTTTTTTGGCTTCGTTGATTACTTTAGTACGTTTTTCAACAGCTTCTTTTGATGAACCAGCGTTTTCTTCTTGTGCCTTACGTACAGCTTCTTCATACTGTACTTGGGCATTTCTTTGAACAGCATCACGTTGTTTTTCTGCCGCTTTACGTACTTTTTCATACTTATCATTGGCAGATTTTACTTCTTTGTCATGTTGTTTATTTGCGGCTTCAACAACACTCTTATAAGCCTTGTCAGCAGTGTCAACAGCATCTTGAAGTTGTTTCTTATTTAATTTACCTTTTTCATTGACAAGTTTATCAAGCATTGATACTTGTTTACTATTAGATAGCTTAATCTTGCCTTCAAGTGTTGTATGAAGTTTGGCTTCTGCAACAGTTGCTGTTTGGACAAATTTAACTTTCTTATCAGAGACAGCTTTCTTTTGTTTTGCACTTAATTCATCAAGAGCCTTTTCCTTATTCTTAATATCTTTTTGAACTTGATAACTATTTACACCAAATTTCTGTGTATCTTCCGCAATTTTCTTGTCCCATTTACTATTTGTATCTTTACGCTTCTTAGCATAAGTTTCTTCAACTTTAGCAATTTCTTGGGCATAATATTTGGAAACAGACGCTTGGTCTTTTTTAGATAATTTTGTGAATTTTGTAGCATCTTCACCATTTTTCTTAATTACCTTAATCTGCTTATCATATTCTTCTTTAGATATTGTACCATTCTTTTTAAGGAGTTTCAAGTCATCTGTTTGTTGTTTCTCTCTATCACCGTAATATTTCTTGGTTTCTTTAGTTAGACTATCATATGACTTTTTGTTACTCATAATTGATGGCGCTTTAAGTTTGGTTTTTCCTAATCCTTTTTGGATTTCTTTACCAATCTTTTCACCAATTTTTTCGCCACCAAATGAACCAGCAATACCACCGACAAGACCGCCTACAGCAGTCCCAACGCCTGGAATTACAGACCCAATAGCGGCACCACCAGCGGCACCAGCAAGAGTTCCACCAAGATTACCAGTTGCTTTACCAACTTTTTCACCTGTGTTACTCTTATTCATACCGATTAAGTCAATTAAACTAGAGATAATAGCTAATGGAATAGCGCCTTTAAGAGCACCCTTAATACCAGCTTTTAATCCAGCACCAGCAACACCCTTAACAACACTTCCACCAGCACCCGATACAGCTCCTTCGACAGCGGTTCCAGCGCCAGATGCAACTGAACTACCTACACTAGCTTTACCACTAGCTTCTTTGAGTCCAATATTTTCTTGGAGAATCTTATTTTGAGCCATGATTGCATCAGTTACAACTGTAACTTCTTTTGTTTGTGCTCCAAAAACGGCACTAAGCTGTTTAAATGCACCAACAAATTTACCAACACGGTCAATAACAAAAATACCAGCAACTAATTTACTAAAGAATTTAACTTCATCTTCATGCTTTGATAAGAATGTTACCAATCCAGCGACACCTTTGATTACTTCGGCAGTAATCTCGATGGCTGTACCAGCACCCTCAACGAATCCTTGGAAAATATTAGATAAGTCATCTTCTTTAAGATTACCAACCCAATCAGCGAATTCATCTGCGGTTGCTTTAACACTTTGACCAAGATTTTCAATAGCTTTCTTACCTGCTGGGGAATCGAACGCTCTAACAATCTTTTCTGAAACGCCTTCTAATGCTGGTAAGAATTGAACACCAATTGTACCAGCAACAGCCTTAGCCGCCATCTCAATCTTTTTCAGTGACGCAGAAGCCGTCTTCATATTCTCTTGTGCAAGATTTGAAACATAGTTTTCTTTTGCCGCTTTATCAGCTTCGGCAGTTAAATCCGCAACCTTCTTCGTGTTGTCTGCTAAAATGATACCAGCCTGTTGACCAGTTGTACCAAATAATTTAGTAAATAGTGCGGCTTGGTCACCCTTTGCCATATCTTTTGTCTTTTCGTGAATCATTTTAAGAATTTCAGTGACGGATTTCATTTCACCACTTGCATCACGAAGACTTGCGGGGTCAATACCAATACCTTGCAAAGCTGTTTGTTTTGTTTTAGTATTACCAACATCTTCCAACTTATCCTTCAAGTCGCCCAATTTATTTTGAGCCGCCTTGATTTTTTCAGTCATTTTGGTATACTGGGCAGAACCCTTGTCGGTCATACCTTCTTGTTTTGTTTGTAGTTCTTGAATTGTTTGTGTTGTTTTATCAATTTGGTCTTGATACTTTTTAGTTTTTTCAGCGGTCTTATCCGTACTGTCTCCAGTAGTGGATAGATTAGCCGTTAAACTATTAAGAACTTTACGTAAACCTGTACCAGATTTTTGAGCTTCCAAACCATTATCACTAAGAGTACCAATCATTGCAGATGTTTCAGATAATGGAACTCCAATTGTATGAGCAGTAGCACCAGCATATTCCAATGCAACACCCATACCCTTAAAGTCAGTGGCAGTTTTATCAGCAACGTAAGCCATCTTATTGACAGCTTCCGATGTATATGCGGATTGACCAGCAACATCATTAGCCTTCATACCAAATGATTCAAGTGTAGCAGTAGAAGCGTGAACAACGGTATTAAAATCATCACCAGAAGCAACGGATGCTTGAAGCATTGACTTCATTGCTCCGACAGCTTGCGCACCAGAGTAACCACGTTTTACCAATTCTTGATAGCCATCAGCAATTTTATCTTGTGCAACACCATAATCAACAGAATATGTTCGACCATCTTTAAGCATCTTATTCATATTCTTTTGTGATTCTGCCGCTGTTTCGCCACCCGTTTTCATCAAGTTCATTGTACGGATATAGTTGTCTTGCAGACTTGCGGCAAATTTAATGCTTGCGCCTACGCCCACACCTACGCCAGCTAGTGCAGTGGTTGCACCTCTTGCCAATGTTCCAATACCAGAGAATGCGTCTGAAAACGCTCCCCTAACTTGACCAGCGGCACCACGTAGTTTTTCAGTTGCTTTAGTCATCTGATTAATCCCATAAGGACTAACTTTGGCTAATTCAACACGAGTTTCTTTAAGTTCATTATTATACTTATTATAAGCCCCTTGTGCTTCAAGAACCTTAATCTTCTGTTCTTGATAAGCATTACTTGACGTTCCAAGTTTTGACCCAATACGCTCAAGTAATTCAGATTCTGCTTTAAGTGAGGTAGCCGCTCTTTCACGACTTCTTACAAGTTCACTTTGTTTACCACCTAGCTTGCTAATTCTACTGCTTTCAGTTTCGAGAGCTGATAAATAAGCATTGGAAACATCGTCAGATAGCTTCATTGACTCACGTAGTTTATCTAAACCAAGTTTACGAGTTTGAGTTGTCTTAACAGCTTCTTCTTGTTCTTTGTTGAGCTTTTCAAGTTTTTGTTTTGTTTCGTTAATTGCTGAACCAGCATCTTGCAAAGCAATTCGTTGTTTCTGATATGCTTCACTTGTATAACCACTTTCACGAGCAACCTGTTTCAAGAGGGTTTCTTGACGTTGGTACATTTCTTCTTGATTTTTTAGTTGCTCTGTGGTAGCCTTACGCTTGGCATTAACAGCAGATTCTTCATCACCTTGTGATTTAAGATTCCGAATATATGATTCCGTTGCGGCATCATTAGATTTCATTTTAGCTGTTAATCCATCAATACCAGCAATCTGTCTTTCAACAGCAGTCTTGGCACGGTCTTGTTGAGCAACCATAGAATTAAGTTTAAGTTCCATACGTGCGATTTCGTTTTCATAACGAGCCGCAGAACCAGCATTTTTTTCTGTGATTGTTCCTAGGTCGGACAGACCCTTCTTCTGATTTTCAATGGCAACACGCTGTCTTTCGATAGCTGTTGTTAATCCATCTTGACGCGCAATAGCCGCTTGCATATAATTACCTACAGATTTATAGGCAACTTCTTGCGCTTTCCATTCATTCGTAGCCCCGTTTACGGCTTGTTTAAGAGTTTTTAAACTATCGACAGCCCGTAATGTATCAATTGTGATACGGGTTTTCATCGTATTACTTACTAGAGCCATTTTACTATACCACCTTCTTTATGGATTGTCAACCCATAAAGAAATCTATTGGGTCAACATCTCGTTCTTTTTCTTCTTTAGCATTCAGAATTTCAAACATACGATAATAGTCAGCTTCTTCATATTGTTCCATAGTCCAGTGCCAATTCAGAATAATGTTTTTCTCGGCAAGTTTCATGTCCTCTAGCTGATTTTCCAAGTTGTAAACTCGTTCAGCGGGACTTACTCTTTTCCCACTTCTTCACCGTCTTCAACTGGTTCTGCAAAGATAGCTTCCACTTCTTCATCAGTATTACCCATTAAACGCATGAATACACGATTTACTAAGATTGTTGTTTCTGTTGTGTCCATATCTTCCAACCGACCAACTTGTTCTTTGTTTAATTTGAAAATATCTGTTAAGAAATCCACATTTGCCTTAATTGCTTCTAATGACATTTTCATAATTTCGATGCCTGTTTTACCTTCTGTATCTTCTGCTTGTGCCATTTTTAATTGCATTTCTGTAACTTTCATAATGTTACGGTTTGATGTCTTGATTTCAAAATCCTTTTTAATTCCTAATTCCTTTTGTAAGCTAATTTTAATTGTATCTGCCATGATATATTACCATCCTTTTATTTTTTGTTTTTTAAGTATAAATAACACCTGTTATAAACGTTGATATAACAGCATTCCTACTTCAATAAAAATTCAATTTTATTCTAAATTATGTAAAAAATAAGACGACCTAAGCCGTCTTAAATTATAACTAAGCCGCTGTAACAGTCACAGCACATTTACCTGTGATGGTTGGTACCATCTTAGAAGCAACTGTAATATCTGCTTTACCTTCGGCTACGGCTGTTACTTCACCAGTAGCGCTTACTGTGGCAATTGCTGTATCACTAGAAGTATAAGTTACATCTTTGACTGTAGCATCTTCTGGAGCAACTGTAGCTGTTAATGTTTTCTTAGCTCCAACTGCTAATGACATCGTGGCTTGACTAGGTGTCACACCCGTTACCAAGGTAGCTGGATTAGCTGTGAATGCTGGAACATCTACAGGTGTACTCTTATTACCATCAGCATCTTTGTAATACACTTGATATGCACCAGCAGTAATTGCTTTGTTATATTCTGCGCCAGTATCAATCGTTACTTTTTTAGCACCGACTGTACCAGCAGTTTCTTTTTTAGAAGCTGTTTCCACAACAACTAAAGTTTGTTTAGTTCTATCTTCTGCCATTCATTTCACCTCGTTATATTCAGTGGATTAATCCGCTGTAATATCTGCCTTCCCAACACTTGCGGATGTTTTAACGTTTGTTGGGGCGGTTATTTTGACGCTTCTGCAACGTAACCACCAAAGACTTCTGACATCATCGTCGTCTTATCGAAGCCTTCTTCTGCTTCACTCCAGAACTTGATTGGTTGACCGTTGAATGCTTTAGTTGTTAAAGCTGTGAATGTTAATGAGTCATCTTCACGAGTTTCGTTTTCAGTGTTTGTACCAATGTTTTGTGAAGCCATACCCATAATCCCATAACCGAAACCAAAGTATACTGATTGGTTAGTTTTTACAGAGTGTGATTGAACTAAGATAGCAACGTTTGGTTTCTTACCACTATATACGAAACCACCCTTACCATCAGGTTCATTACCTAAGAGCATGTTACGAATCTTGAAGTTCAAGTTGTTAATTGCTAATGCAATTGATGGTGATGCGGCACCGATAGCCATATCTTGCATTTGGTTATTGCCCCAAACCTTGGTTGAAGTACCTTCCATACCTGTGATATTAGCTGTTTTTGTACCCATGTCTTTTGTATCAATTTCATAGATACCTGATTCTGATAAGCCTTTGTCTGCACCCTTGATAATTTGTTGATTTTCATCAACTAAAGCAACGGTGACTAGTTCTAAACCTTTAATAGCCATGTGTTTTGTCTCCTTCTTGGATATTTATTTTATAAATATTTTACTCGTTGAAAGTAAAACAATTTTACTGTTTGATATGTGTCGGGGTCAATAATATGGGGGTCTGTACGAACCGCTAACCACCCATATTTTTCTAAATCCTTCATTAGTTTAATTTCAAATTCTTCTGTATCATACTCAACATGCAAAGCATAAAATACTTGCATTTCTAATGTCTGTGTGATAGAGTTAAATGTGTCATTACTGTAGTCGCTATTTTCCATAATAGCTTCTGTAATCAGGATGTCATTAGTTTCTGTATTGTTCTGTTCTTCAATCGGCACCATAATAGTGTAAATTGAATCAACCTCTGGATATTTGAAACTTTCAATTAATGTTTTTAAATCGCGTGATGCGCTCATGATTGTCGTCCCTCCATAATTCTGTTATATACGGCTTGTTGAGCTAATATAACTTTTGGAATGGCTTCTTGACGTGCTCTATCTACGAAATGGTCAGCGGGTAATTTTTTAGTACCATCATTAAGGAATTTAGCAATATATGCTCTTTTACCTTTGGTACTGAATCCTGCTTCATATGATGGAGAACCATCACTCGCTGGTGCTGATTTTACAGTATCTGCAAGATGTGGAATTTCTTTTGTTATTTCATTACCACCTCTTGTAGTGTAGGTCTCGGAGTTTTTATGATGAATTAGGTCATAATGCTCTTTTTTGGTATTTTTTTGTAAAATGTTTGCATATACATCCGCGCCAGCTTTTGTAATTTCTAATTGTTCAGCTTCGGTTAATTTAACTGCCTTTTCTACAT